GCCGGCGGCGAGCTGATCCGCATGGTCGAGTCCGTTACCACCCCCCAGGAGGAATCCGATATGTCTCTGCGTACCCAATTGCTGGCCAGCCTGTTGGCCATTGCCCCGGCTGCCCATGCGAAGGTCTCGCCGGATGCCACCGATGATGATCTGCTCGCGACTTACCGCGAAGCGCTGAACACCCCCCCCGAGAGCCGTACCGCTACCACCGCCACCGGGTCTGCCGGTGGCGGTGTGGATGCGGTCGAGGAGCGCCTGCGCATGATCGAAGCCCGTGTCACGGCCCGCGCCAGCATCGCCGCCTGCAACCTGCCGCAGCCGGCCAAGGATCGCCTGCTCACTGATTTCAATGCCCGCCTGCGCTTTGTCGAATCTGACGTTTCCGTCGCCATCGAAGCCGAACGCGGCTATCTGGCGAAATTCACCGAATCCGGCCAGGTCAGCCTGGGCGATTACGGTACCGGCGCCCGCGCAGAAGATCGCACGGTCAAAATCGCCGGCATGCTGGATGCGTTCTTTGATCCGGCGCACAAGGACCACCGCAGCGTTGGCAGCTTCCGTGAGGCCTACATCGAGATCACCGGCGACAAGGGTGTGACCGGCTACGTGGCGGATGGCGACCGTGTGCGAATGCGTGAGGCGTTGAGTTCCACCTCCTGGGCGGATGCCCTGGGCGATTCGATCACCCGCCGCATGCAGGCCATCTATGAAGGCCAGGTCGATCTACAGGCCTGGCGCAGGGTGGCCACCGTGGGCCGCGTCAACGATTTCCGCACGCAGGAACGATTCCGCGTGGGCGGTTATGGCAACCTGCCCGCCGTGGCACAGAGCGGCGCCTACACGGCGCTGACCTCGCCGGGCGATGACAAGGCCACCTATGCGGCGACCAAGCGCGGCGGCCTGGAGACGGTGACTCGCGAGATGATCCTGAACGATGACGTCAACGCCATCCGCCGCATCCCGCTTGAGCTGGCGCTGGCGGCCGGGAACACGCTGTATGAGTTCGTGTTCGATTTTTTCCGCACCAACCCGAACATCTACGACACGCTGGCGCTGTACCACGCCACCCATGCCAATCTGTTTACCGCCGCGCTGGATGCGACCAGTTTCGCCGCGCACCGCCTGGCCATGGTCAAGCAGACCCGCGCCGGCAGCGTCAAACGGCTCGGTGCCACACCGGCGTTCGTCCTGGGGTCGTATGAGTTGGAAGAGACGGCTTACAACCTGTTCCAGCGCAACACCAACCTGGACGCGACGTTTGTTCAGTCCATGCGGCCGCAGGTGATCCCGGTGTCGTATTGGACCGACGCGAACGACTGGTGCACGGTGGCCGATCCCGCCAAGTTGCCGGTGCTGGAAATAAGCTTCATCAACGGCCAGGAACAGCCCGAGTTGTTTGTACAGGACATGCCCAATGTCGGCTCCATGTTCAGCAACGACCAGCTGACCTACAAGATCCGACATGAATATGGTGGCGGTGTGTTGGTCGATGGCGAGAAGGGCACCACCAAGGCTGTCGTGGTCTGATCCCCTGACGGGTTTTTCATCCCAGCCCCCTCCCTGGAGGGGGTTGCAGTGAGCAACCCGAGCTGCCGCCACCACCATGTCCCTCCCCGATATTCAAACCCTGGTCGCCGACCTGGTGCGCGATGACGCCGGCAAGCTGGCCGATGCCGAGCGTGACCGGGCGATCGCCAGCGCGCTGGCCCGCTACAGCCAGGACCGGCCGCGCCAGGTCATCGAGGACGTGGCGGCCGACGGCTCCAACTTCCTGCCCCTGCCCACCGGCTGGGCGGATGGCGATTCCGCCGTGGCCGCGCTGGAGTACCCCATCGGCGAGTGGCCCATTTCGGTGGTGCCACCGGATTGGTACGGCGTGGTGGCAGGCCCTACGGGCGATGAAATCCGCCTCGCCGGCGTGATTCCGGACGCCGCCCCGGTGCGGGTGAGCTACAGCGGTCCCCACACGGCGGATACCGTTCCGGATCGCCACCACGAGGCGCTCGCCAGCTACGCCGCAGCCCTGCTGATGGATCAGATGGCCAGCCTGCATTCCAGCGACACGGACAGCACCATCCAGGCCGACAGCGTGGAGCACCGCAGCCAGGCCCAGGAATACGCGGCCCGCGCCCGCACCTACCGCGCCCGCTACTCCGAGATCCTGGGTATCGACCCGAAGCGCCTGCGCCCGGCCGGCGCCGTGGTGAACCTGTCCATGCCGGACAGCCAGGGCCGGGACCGGCTGACCCACCCGGGGAGGCTGCGGTGATGGGTAGCGCAGGCATCCTGCCTGCGAGCGGCGCCAGCAAATACGCAGGCAGGGATGCCTGCGCTACGGGGGCGCGCCATGTCTGACGGACTGACCATCACCCTGCAAGGCTGGGAGCAACTGGAGCGAGCATTCCGCCAGGCGCCGGACGTGGTGCGGGAGGAGTTGACCGCATTTGCGCACGGCGCAACGCAGTTGCTGCGGTCGGAAGTCGTGGATCGCACTCCCGCGGCGATGGGCACCCTGCGGGCGAGCATCTCCGCACAGGTGGATCGCCTGGCGGACGGGGTGCTGGGTGTGGTGGGGACGCCGTCTCCCTACGCGGTGCCCGTGGAACTGGGCACCCGGCCGCATTTCCCGCCTGTCCAGGCGCTGGAGGACTGGGTACGCCAGAAGCTCGGCCTTTCGGGCAAGGAGGCCCACAGCGCGGCGTTCCTCATCGCCCGAAAAATCTCCAAGAAAGGCACCAAGGGCCACTTCATGTTCCGCGACGCCTACCAGGCAAACGCGGGAGAAATCCAACAGCAATTCGACGCCGCCGCCGCCCGCATCGTGGCGCGGATCGGTGGAGCCTGACCCATGCCCGACAACCTGAATATCGACCCCTCCACTGGCCCGAACGCCGCCCCCATCGCCACCGACGAAATCGGCGGCGTGCACTACCAGGTGGTGAAGCTCGCCCACGGCGCCGACGGCACCGCAACCCCGGCCTCCGCCGCCGCGCCGCTGCCCACACAAGACTCAACCCTTGCCGCGGTCGTGGAGGCTATTCGAGACCTGGCCGATTCAAACCTGTATGCGCTCCAGGCCATCCTGGAGAAGCTGCCGAGGGTGACGATAGCGGATCGGATGCCGGTTGATTTTGAGAACATAACGCAGCCGGTTTACCTGAACGCAAACTTCCAAAATGCAATCTCGCATGTCGGCACGCTTAGTGGCGGCTCAACTACGGCTTTACCCGGCTCCTACATCACAAACTTCCCGTGGAATCTGTCTGATTCAGGTTCCGCCCGCATCTATCAACAGATTCAGGTGAGCTAATGGCAACCGCAAACACCCTCCGCAAACTTCTCCACCGCAAGGCGTGGGAGATGGCTACGCCCTTCGTAAACGCTACTGCCGCCGGATCGTTCGTGACCGGGGACGATAGCGGCATGATGCCGCAGAATGACTGCGTTTATGCCGTGTATAGCGCGTCCGCGATTGAGAACTACAACGCCGAGCAGGATGCCTCCTTGGTAATCCCGGCAAGCGGCGTGGCCGGCACGTTTGCGGCGGGCTCTTGCGGCGAGTTTCGCGCCATCGGCCTTCCGGGCGGGGCAATGCAGAACACCGCCACGGAGGGAACGACCACGACCCTCACCACCAACCGCACCTTGACGCGCGACATCCGTGGCAGTGTCATTCGGGTGGTGAGCGGAACCGGCGTGGGCTACACCGGCACGGTGGACCGCAACACGTGTGGGGCGAACTCGGTCATCACGGTGACGCCCGCCAATGCGGTTGCATTCGATGCGACGACAGTGTTTCAGGTCTGGTCGGGGTCGCTCTGGTTTTCCAACGCCGGAACCACGGCGGTGGGTTTCAGCGTCTATGACCGCGCCACGAACTCATGGACGGCAAAATCCGTCACAGGATTGCCGACTGCCTGGGGGACGGGTGGGCAGTTGATCAGCACTGGCAGCATCGGTACGTCGTTCGAGACCGGGACCAGCACAGGTGGCAACACCGGCACCACCCTCAACAACACCGGCAAGGCGTGGCAGGCTAATGCCTGGAAGAACTATCAGGTGCGCATTACGGGCGGCATCGGCAACGGTCAGGTGCGCACGGTCGCCAGCAATACCGGGACTGCTTTGACGATTTCCGCCGCCTGGACCATCACCCCGGACGCCACCAGCACCTACAGCATCGAAGGCAACGACGACCATCTGTACCTGCTCGGTAACGGTGCGGTCGCGCTCTACAAATATTCGATCAGTGCCAACACCTGGGCCACGCTGACGCCCGTGGCGGCACGGGCCACCGCAATGGGGGCAGGAGGAACGGCGGACTGGATCGGTCGTGTGCCTGACGCCGCGTGGACCGGCGCTCCTGGCGTCACACACATCGCCGGGACGACAATGGTTCGCCAGAACGGGCGCTACATTTACTCGTTCCGGGGGGGCGCCTCCACCGGCCTGGATGTCTACGACATTGCGCTGAACACGTGGTATTCCACGGTCGCTTACGGCAACAGCGGCGAGACATTCCCGATAGGGTCGTGTTCCGTGGATTACAGAGGGGGCATCTACATCCTGTCTGGAGCTACCGGACGGCTTTTCCGGTTCGACGTGGCGAAGAACGCTTTGGAGCCCTTTGCCACCAATACCTACCCGCAATCCATCGTGCGAGAAGGCGACAAGTTGTTCATCGCCACCTACCGTGACGGGGCGACGGAAATCCCGTTCCTGTACTGCCAACAACACAACAGTCGGGAACTTGTACGGATGTTGATCATTTAAGGGGGCGGCATGGAAATCGAGGTGTTCGAGATCGGGCCGGGCCGCTGGGGGTACAGGGGCGAAGGGGTCTACCAAGAGTGGCACCCGGATCGCGTCGGCCATGTGCCGATGACTGAGGCGGAAGCGCGCGCCTGCGCACAACACGCGGCTGCGCAGTTCGACACCGCCGATGGCCTGGTCACTTTGTGGACGCGGGAGCGTCTGCCGGCCATCACTGCCCGTCAGATCCGTCTGGCGCTCACCCGCGCCGGCCTGCGCGATGCGGTGGAGGCTGCCGTGGCCGCCAGCGGGCGTGATATGCGCGACTGGTGGGAGTACAGCACCGACCTGCACCGCGATAACCCGATGGTCGCGCAGATGGCCGGGGCGCTCGGCGTCACGGCCGAACAGGTCGATGCGATTTGGGAACTGGGGGCGGGTCTCTGATGCTCACCCTGCTCCTCGCCTGGTGGCGGTCGCGGCGGCTGGTGGCGGATAGCCGCTACATTGTCCGCACCGTTGCGCGCGACACCCGCGCCACGGCTGCGGCACGCACCACCACGGTGGACGCAACGGCGCGGCATTACGAGGTGCGGGCATGAGCCTGTCCGTGAATCTCAGCCCCAAGGATCCGGCCGAGATCGTCGTCGTGACGTTCGACTACGCCGCCCTGGCCGCCAGCGTGTCCGCGCCCGTCATCACGGCCACACGGGCATCCGGCGAAGCTGACGCCACCCCTCAGGCCATCGTCTCCGGTGCCGCACAGGTTCAGGGCGCGACAGTCATGCAGCAGATCGTCGGCGGCCAGGCCGGCACCACCTACCGCCTGCGCTGCCAGATCGACACGGCGGACGGGCAGCGCTTCGTCCTTGCGGCGCTGCTGCCTGTGCGCACGCTGTAACGCCCGCTAATATCCGGCCCGCGCGACGCCCCCGATCATGGGGGCGTTTTCTATTCCGGCGCCCGCAATGCCCACCCTCCAGCAAATCCGCGACGCCCTCGTCGCCAAGCTCAGCAGCGTCCCCGGCATTGGCCGGGTGCATGGCTATGAGCGGTTTGCGTCAGGCGAAAAGGCGTTTCGCGAGCTGTACGCCGACGGCGGCCGCATCCTGGGCTGGCATGTGCGGCGGGTGGCCAGGCGCGCCGTGCGCATCTCCGATGCAATGACCTACCAGGTGCAACTCGATTGGCAGGTGCGCGGGTTCCATTCGCTGGACGATGCCGGTCAATCGGAGCTGGCATTCGATGCCCTGCTCGATGCCGCAATCGAAGCGCTGAACGCCGACCCCACGCTGGGCGGCCTGGTGGCGGACAACACCACCGAGCGGGCGGCCGGCGCGCAGCTGGTGGATGCCGGTCCGGTGATGTTCTCCGGGGTGCTGTGCCACGGCGCCACGCTGACGCTGACCACGGTGCACACCCAGGAGACGCTGGCGGATACCGCCGCCCTGGATGACCTGCTGACGGTCCATGCGGATTACGACGTCGACCCGCATACCCCCGAACATCACATCGCCTGGGCAGGCGAGGACCACACGGTCGCGCCCGATGCCGAGGACTCCATTTCCGTGCCGCAATAGGAGCCGCCCATGGCCCATCAAGTACTGAAACCCGCCGAAGGCCTGCAAGTGCGCAAGCTGAACGGCTTCTACCTGGCGCCCGAGGGCGAGCTGGTGGAAATGAACAGCTACTGGCTGCGCCGCCTGAATGATGGCGACGTGGTAGCGCAGGCGTCCTCGCCTGCTCAAGCGCCGAATGCAGGCGAGACGCCTGCGCTACAAGACCCCGCCCCCCGGAAACGCAAGGAGTAACCCATGCCCGACAACATCAGTTTCAACGCGATTCCGCTGGATATCCGCACGCCGGGCCAGTACATCGAGATCGACAACACCCGCGCGGTGCGCGGCCTGCCGCAGCAGGATCGCAAGATTCTGGTGCTGGGGCAGCGTCTCACGGCCGGCACGGTGGCCCAGGCGGTGCCCACCCGCGTCAATTCCGCCGAGCAGGCGGTGGGGTACTTCGGACGCGGCTCGATGCTGGCGGCGATGATCGCCGCAGCGAAGAAGGCCAACCCCTCCACCGATCTGTGGGCCGTGGCCCTGGACGATAACGCCGCCGGTGTGCTGGCCACCAAGACGGTGACCATTGCCGGCACGGTGACGGCCGCCGGGACGCTGAATCTGTATGTGGGTGGGGTGTTGGCGCAGGTGGCGGTGGCGGCCGCGCAAACCCCCACCGTCACGGCGACGGCACTGGCGGCGGCGATCAATGCCAACGCGGATCTGCCATTCACCGCCTCCAGTGCCGTCGGCGTGGTGACCCTGACCGCGCGCCACAAGGGCGAGAACGGCAGCGCGATCGACGTGCGCGCGAATTATTACCAGGGCGAGGTGTTGCCCGCCGGCATAACGGTCGCGGTGGCGGCCGGCACGGCGGGCAGCGGCAACCCGGTCATCGCCACGGCGCTGGCGGCCCTGGGCGGTGACCAGTACTACACGATCATCAGCCCGTGGACCGATGTCGCCAACGTGGCGGCGCTGGAAGCCGAGATGGCCACCCGCTGGGGGCCGATGGCGCAGAAGACCGGCCACGCCTTCCACGGCATGGCGGGCACCCAGGCCACGCTCGCCACCTACGGCGCGGCCCGCAACAGCGTGCACAGCACCTTCATCGGCGCCAACGCCAGCCCGACGCCGCCCTATATCTGGGCGGCGGTGCTGGGCGCCACCTGCGAGTACTACGGCGCCATCGACCCGGCGCGGCCGTTCCAGACGCTCGAATTGCCCGGCCTGCTGGCGCCGGCGGTGTCCGCCCAGTTCACCCGCGACGAACGCAACCTGTTGCTGAAGGATGGCATTTCCACCTTCACGGTGGGGCCGGACGGCACGGTCTACGTCGAGCGCGTGATCACCACCTACCAGACCAACGCCTTCGGGGTGGAGGACATCAGCTACCTGGACCTGGAGACCAAGTGGACGGTGGATTACATCCGCTACGCGGTGCGTGCGCGGATCGCCCTGCGTTACCCGCGCTACAAGCTGGCCGACGACGGCACCCAGTTCGCGCCCGGCCAGGCCATCGTGACCCCGCGCCAGATCCGCGCCGAGCTGCTGGGGCTGTTCCGCGAACTGGAGCAGGTGGGCCTGGTGGAGGGATTCGACCAGTTCAAGGCCGATCTGATCGTGGTGCGCTCCGAGTCCGATCCCAACCGTGTCAATGCGGTAATTCCGCCGGACATCGTCAACCAGTTCCGCGTGTTCGCGGCCTCGATCCAGTTTCTGCTGTAGGGCGGAAAAGCGGCTTCATCGCGCCTTCCGCCGGAATTGTCGGAAGGCGCCGGCATAAAGTCGCCGGCTTTTCCAACCTACGATTTTTTTACAGGAGAATGAAATGCAAGTGACCGGCAGAGTATTTATCAGCGTGGGCGGCAAGCGCCTGCGCTCCAAGGATGGCGCCAGCCTGAAGACCGGCGGCGCCAAGCGCGATGCCGTGGTGGGGGACGATTCCGTGCACGGCTTCCAGGAGAAGCTGGAGGCGCCTTCCGTCTCCTGTTCCATCAGCCACACCGCCGATACGTCGCTCAAGGAATTGCAGGGGCTGACGGATACCACCCTGCTGTTCGAGACCGACACCGGCAAGGTGTTCACGTTGAGCCATGCCTGGCTGATGAACCCGCCCGAGTTGAGCAAGGGCGAGGTGAAGCTGGAGTTCGGCGCCACGGGTTGCGAGGAGTCCTGACATGCCCAAGGAAATCACCCTGATCCAGCCGCTCAAGGTGGGCGGCGAGGAAGTCGCCGTGCTGAAGCTGCGCGACCCGAAGGCGCGCGACTTCCGCGCCCTGACCAGCCTGGACCGCCCTTTCGCGGCGATGCTTGACCTGGCCGCCTCGCTCTCCGATCTGCCCGCAGCCGTGCTGGATGAGATGGGGCCGGAAGACACCATGAAGGTGGTAGAGGCGGTATCCGGTTTTTTGCCTCAATCCCTGGCAACTGGGAAGACGTGATGGGCGACCTGGCCGCCACCTTCCACTTCCCGCCCGGCGAGCTCTGGGCGATGGACGCGGAGGAACTGCGCTTCTGGCATGGCCAGGCGTTACGGATCGCGCGGGATAGGGGGCAGGAATGAGCCGCCCGTGTAGCGCAGGCATCTTGCCTGCGTCTTTCACGCAGCAGGCTGGAAGCCTGCGCTACGGGTTACCGGAACAGCGGGGCGAACAGGCGGCTGAAGAAGCCGTGGATGAGGGCAGTCAGGCCGATCAGCATGGCCCAGGCCACGAAGAATACCAACGCGGCGGCAGGGCCATCGCTGAAGGCGAACCAGAGGGTTCCGCCAAAGTGGCCGAGCAGCAGGAGTAGGGCGATGAACGACTTGAGCATGGAGGAAGTATAGATGTTGGGCGGTGGCGGCATGATGGCAATCGGCTTGATGCTCAAGGCCACGGATGGCTGGAGCGGCGTGCTCGGGCAGGCGGGTCATGCCGTCGCGGGATTGCAAAACAAGGTGCAGGCATTGCGCGCCAACGTGGAGCAGTTTTCTCGCGCCGCCCTGGCCGATGGTCTGGTGGTGACCGGCGCCATGAGCCAGCCGGTCAAGGCCTTCGCGGAACTGGAGGACGCCGCCACCCGGCTGAAGGTCACCATGATGGGCAAGGATGGCTCGGTGTCCACGGCCTTCGCCGAGATCGACCGCCAGGCCAAGGAGCTGGGCAACAAGCTGCCCGGCGCGACCAACGATTTCTACAACATGGCTGCGGCCCTGAAATCGCTTGGGGTGTCCGACCAGGCCCTCACCGGCGGCGTGCTGAAGTCCGCGGCCTACCTGGGCGTGGTGCTGCGCCCCCTGGGGGTGAGCTACGAGCAGGCCGCCGAATCCACGGCGAAGTTCAAGGAGGCCCTGGGCATCGCCGAGGGCGACATGGTGAAATTCGCCGATACCATCCAGCGCACGGCCTTCGCAGGCGTGAAGATGGAGGAGATGCGCTACGCCTTCTCCAAGGCTGCCGGCACCCTGCAAGGCCTGAAAATCCAGGGCCTGGAAGCCGCCAATGCCTTTACCCCCCTGGTCGGCATGTTGATCAAGACCGGGCGCTCCGGCGAGGAAACCGGCACGGCGCTGGCCAACGTCATGGACATCCTGGCCAGCCCCAAGGGCCTCAAGGAGGCCAACAAGGATCTGGCGAAGTTTGGCATCCATCTGAACACGATCGACGCGAAGGGTAATTTCGTCGGCATCGAGGGCATGGTGCGGGAGCTGGACAAGCTCAACAAGCTGAACCCGGCAGAGCGCATGGCGGCCCTGGAGGACTTGTTCGGCAAGGGCGGCGCCAAGGATGTGGCGAGCATCGTCGTCAACAAGGGGATGGCCGGTTACCAGGGCATGGTCGATGAAATGAAGCGCCAGGCGGACCTCAACCAGCGCGTCGAGGCCTCCCTGGGGACGCTGACCAATCTGTGGGACGCCGCCTCGGGCACGTTCAAGAACGCTCTGGCCGCCTGGGGCGAGAGCATGGGGCCGGAATTGAAGGCCCTGACCCAATGGTTCAACGATCTGTCCGCCTCGCTGGGGACGTTCATCGCCACCCACCCTGATCTGTCGAAGTGGATCGGCGTGGCCATCGGCGGTTTCGGCGCGGTGGCGGTGGGGCTGGGTGCCGCCGGGCTGGCCTTCGCCGGGGTGCTGAAGTACGTCGAGCTGATCATGCCGGTGCTGAAGCTGCTGGGCCCGGCGCTGACGCATCTGTCCGGCGCCTGGAAGCTGGTGACGCTGGCTGCGGAAGGCTTCGTGGTGGCGATGAAGTTCATCGGGATGATTGCCAAGGGCCACCCCATCCTCCTGGCCATCACCCTGATCGCCACCGCCGCGCTGCTGATCTACGAGAACTGGGACCGGCTCAAGGGCTGGTTCACCGGCTTCTGGGACTGGCTCAAGGTCAAGGCGGGGGCGGCGGCGGAATGGTTGAAGTCGCTGATCCCGGACTGGATGCTGGAGTTCATGACGTCGGGCGAGGGCAAGAAGATCGCCGCCGCCCAGCCGCGCCTGGCCCCGGCGCTACCTTCCGCCGCCCGCGCTTCCACCCAGGTGGGCGGCGAGATTCACGTCAAGATCGACAGCGAGGGCCGCCCGCGTCAAGTTCAGGCGACCAGCCGCAATGCCGGCGTGCCGCTGCGCGCTTCCGTCGGCCATACGATGGCGCTGCCCTGATGGCCTGGCAGACGCATAAGCCCAGCTTCCGGGGCGTGCCCTTCCAGGTGCGCGGCGCCGGCCAGGACGCCGGCCGCCGCGTGGCGCTGCATGAGTACCCGCAGCGCGATCTGCCGTATGCCGAGGACTTGGGCCGCAAGAAGCGCGAATTCACCCTGGAGGCCTATGTGGTCGGCCCCACGGTGGCCGCCCAGCGCGATGCGCTGATCGCGGCCATCGAGCAGCCCGGACCCGGCGCCCTGATGCATCCGTATCGCGGCGGCATTCAGGTGGTGGTGACGGCCTGCCGCATCACGGAAACCACGGATGCGGGCGGCCTGGCCACGTTCTCGATCGCCTTCGCCGAGGCGGGCACGAACGCCCACCCCGCCACCCTGGTGGATACCGCCAGCCGGGTGGTGGATCGGGCTGCGGCCGCCCGCGCGGCGGTGAGCGCGGCGTTTTCCGGCGCCTTCGATGTGGCCGGCCAGCCCGCCTTCGTGGCTGCCGCCGCGTCCGGTTGGCTGGATCGCGCCCTGGCCGATATTGAGGGGTTGACCCGGTCTATCGGGGGCCTGGATCTGGACCTGTTGGCCGAATTCACCCTGGATGGCCAGCGCGCGGCGTCCGCCCTGGCCGGCCTGCTGGGCGCGCCGGGCGATCTGGCGAGCCGCATCCAGGGGCGCATCCAGGCGGTGCTTTCGCTGCCGGCCTCGCCGCTG